CTCCCGTGCGGCGTTGTATGGGTGATTACGCGGATGAGGCTGTACGCGTACGTCCTCTTCAGAGTCGTTGCTAGGTGCGCTCGAAACTGACGTGGGTCTCTCGCATGGATACGCCGACACGGTCAAAGCTCGCCGCGCCAGCGTCTCGAGAACGGGGGCGGGGGGGCCTGAAGGGACCAAACACATGAAACCCGGAACCTCAACCAGCCTCTTCCTCGCCGGCCTCGCCCTCCTCGGAGCCGGCATCTGGCAGCTCGCCCACATCCCCGGCATCCTCATCCTCGCAGGACTCGCCACCCTCATCATCTCCATCGCAGGCAGCAAACCACAGTGAACAGCTACTACCTCGCCAACATAGACGGCGCAAGACTCAAACTAGAACTAGCCGAACGACAAGCAGCCCGCGCCCGCCAAGAACTCCGACGCGCCACCATCCGCGCCCTCAACGACGGACACCCAGTCAACGAAATCGCCCGACACGCCCAAGTCACCCGCCAAACAATCTGGGAATGGAACAAACCACAATGGCCCTCATCCTCATAACCGACGCACCCACCCAGCCACTCCTAAACGGCCAACCCGCCTGGCTACACGAAGACGGCACCATCACCGGAATCACCGCAGCCGACGACATAATCACCACCCACTGCAAAGAAACCGAATACACCGTCCTCCTCACCTCAGAGGCCATAGAAGCCGCCCACAACTATCTTCGCCTCATTGAAGGCACAGAAAGCGACGACGAACTACCAGACGCCACCCTCACCCTCCTCGACCAACTCGCAGACCTCATCCTCGACCAGCTCATGGACGGCGAGCCCTCCGCCCGCAGGGACGAAAGAATCCGCGAAACCACCCAAGTCCAAGCAATCCGCGACTACCGCCAACACCTCCCAAACCAATGAAACTAGCCCGCACACTAGACGGCCCCCGCTGGACGCTCCAATGCGCCCAGCCAGGATGCCACCACAGCATCACAAGCGGCCCCAAAGAAACCCGCCAGCAACTCACCACACGCGCCCTCAACCACAGATGGGCAGTCACCGCATACACACTCTGCCCACTCCACAACAAAGGCGGCAAGAAATGACCAGAACCAGGCGCACAGCCAAACAAGCCGGCGCACGATTCGAACGCCTCATAGCCGACTACCTACGCGACACACTAGACGACGACAACATAGACCGCCGCCCCAAAACCGGGGCAAAAGACCGCGGCGACATCGCAGGCGTCCACGACCACAAAGGCCGCCGCATCGTCATCGAATGCAAAGACTACGGCGGACAAATCCAGCCCGCACAATGGCTCACAGAAGCCCACAGAGAAGCCCGCCACGACAACGCCCACATCGCCATCGTCGCCGCCAAACGCCGCGGCACACAAGACCCAGGATCACAATACGTCCTCATGACCCTCGAAGACCTCACCAACCTAATCAACTAGGAAAGGTCACACACCATGACACTCAACGGCCAAATCAACCTACTCCCCCCCTCATGGGGGCACACCATCAAAGCCGACTCCGCTGTCGCCAAAAACATCTTCGGAGACAGCAACATGGGCAACAACGCTATCGAAGCCGCCCGCCGGGCCCTCAGCGAAGAACACGGCTTCGAAGTCAAAATCCCCACCAGACTCTTCCAGGTAGGCCTGACCAACGACGGAATCCGCGTCACCGTCGGAGCCCCAAGCTACAGGGAGCCAGCACGTGAAGCACTCATTGTCAACGACCACCAGAAGCCCATCGGCACCTGGCTCATCGAAGGCCGCGCCCAACCCATAGACGCCTGCTTCACCACCCGCTGGATCGGCGTAGACCTCCTCACCGGCCTCGAAGTCTTCACCAACACCCCCATCTGCTAACACAAAAAGCTTCCCCCCCCGACCAAACCATCAAAGTCGAGGGGGGAAGCTTCAACACCATCACACGCACACCCCAGAGGGCGTATGACGCATCATATCACAGGCCACGATCCTTCGGCAGACGAGACAACTGACACTCCGACGTCCTCGACTCCATATCACGCAGACGAGAAAACAACTCACCATGCGTCAACTGAGACGACACAATCAGACCATCCAGCTTCTCACCGAACTGCACATCAGCATCACGACGACTCCGCGACTCAGCCGCCAACGCATCCAAAACCAGATCAACCCGGTCCTGAATCGCCGTCACATCATCACGCAAATTCGTCCCATGGTGATTCGTCGTCTGCTCAGAAGCCGTCTCCGCAGCCTGACGGATAGCCGCAAGCTCAGCATCCTGAGACTCCCGCTCCCGCCTAGACCTCGACCGCCCAATCGCGACACCAGACGCGAGACCCGTCAACGCCACCACCAAAGCAGCGACCGCGTTAACCATCTCAGCATCCCACCACCACGGATGCACGACGACCGTCAGCCCTCCACGTCCCTAGCGGGAGCCTTGTACTCGCCGCCAGTGTGCAGGAACGCCACCACGCCAGTCAGAAGACCAATCACAGCAGTAACCACGTCAGCCGCGTTCGCCAGCTGGTCCGGGGTAACAATCCCGTACACAACACCAGCAGTCATCAGGGCAGACGCAATCCCGTACAGGGCCTTACGCCGCTCCGGAGTCAGGAAACCGCCCAGCGTAGTGCGGTCCACAGTCGTAGCAAGATGCTTCTCAGCCATCACTTCACCTAACCTAGTCGTACGATTGACATGCTGCCCACCAGAACGGGCCGGCAGCGTCACTTCCCCTCCGCGGCGCGGAGAGCCTTCACCTCAGCAATCAGCGCATCGAGGCGCTTGTTCGTCTCATCCTGCTTCGACGACACCCAGTTCATCCAGTCAACAAACGCACCAGCCGGACGCACACCAACCTTGCCAGGCTGGAACACGGCCTCAATCCTCTCAACCGCGTTATGCGTCTCCTTCAAGTGGTTGTAGAGCTCACCGTCGAACTTCACCCCAGCCTTACCAGGGGTAACAGCGTCAGAGATGTTACGGAGCAGGTCGATAGCCTCAGAACTCATGAGCCAATCCTCACCATCCTGGCCGCTCGGGCGGCCATAGTCGTACCAAGATTTACAACGATCAGAGAACGGGACACCATAGGCGCCGTAAGCGCCATCTGACGACCCGGAATTGTAGCGAGACCCCACACGCCGAAGATCCTCATAAGAGTCCCCCTCGGCGTCAATCAGCCCCTTCAGGATGCGGCAGCCGACAACAGCCGACTCGTACGGCTCCCACCAACGCCGCTCAGGATCCTGAAGAAAATATCCGGGGTAAGTGATCTGCAGCGGGCCAACACCATTCGATGTCCAGCCGTCAGCGATCATCCGCAGGAAGTCACGGAACTTCGTCTCCGTAACCTCACCGCCACCACTGTAGGCGCCCCCAGCGTCATGCCCGAAGATGTTCGCCCCACGCTCACCGGTCTCCATCCACAGGCAAGCCAGAGCAGCCCACCACGGGCACCCAGTATCATCCGCGGCACGCAGAACCTCACGCTGAATGAACGACAGCTCATAGGCCGGCCCCGAAGACGCCCCACCAGAACCACTAGCACCCACGTACCGCAGACACGTCGTCCACCCGGCAGAAGCCGTCAACGGATGATCCAGGTACCTTATACTGCGGGACTCGCCACCAGTATCATCAGCAGCAGAACCATCACCACCGTCACTACCATAGATACTGCCAGCCGCATCAATCCACAACTCCGACAAAAGCGGATTATCGGTCTCATACGTCGTCACCATAACGACATGCCCATCCGCCATGATCACGTCACCGACACGGAATCCGCCATCCGGGACAGTCCCCGTCCACGAGTCCCCAATATCCTGGAAACCGCGCGCCTGCGCCTCCGCCGGCAGCGACCCAGTCCACGTAGACCGCGGAAACAATGGATAATCCACGCCCTCATGGTGGAACGCAATGTTATAGGCGCCCGCAACAGCAGCACTACAATCCGCCTCACCAGGCCCATGGAGCCACCCATCCCAGTCGGACGCGTCATAGGCAGACCACCGGTTCGGCTGACTATAGCCAACCCCCCCGTAGTCGCCCGTCTCGCACCAGTACCGCATCTGCGCGGCGGCATACTCGGTGACACTCACGCGGAGTCACCCTCACTGCTGGCGCCCTCCTGGAGCGCAGCAAGCTTCTGGGCGCATATCTCCAGGTTCGCGTAGGCAGTCACAAGCTCACGCTCAACCTCACCCATGCGCTTCTCGAACGCCGCAAGCATCCGCTGCAACGCGTCGATCTGCTTATCCTTTTCATCCTCACTCATGCCATCATCCTATCAGCTAGTAGGGACCGGAGGCTGATACAACCAACGAAGATCCATCGGGTTATGCGGGTCCCCTTCCTCGTCGTCCTGTGCACTGTTCCACACGTACGGGCCCTCAATAGGCGGATTCTCATACGTATCACCCATAGTCGCCCCCGACCGCCGCACTGCCTTCACAAGCCAGTACACGCGGCTCCCAGGCTCACCATGCACAGTAAACCGCCCCAGACGCACCTCAGACGCATACGGGGCGCCCGGCCCCTGGCACAACACAACCACAGGCAGATCAGGGCGGTGCAGAGCATTGAAATACTCGGGAAGCTCAGCCACAGCCGTACCGTCAGGACCCACCTCAACACTGTCCCAGTACTCCACGCCAGGCCAAGGAGACTCCGTACACCAATGCTGCAGCGCCCTGTTCATAGGGTCCAGGGGGTGCGGAATCACGAACTTCTTATCGTCCGCATTGAGGGTACCGTGAACCCACATGCTCCCAGTAGTCCGCACTTGAAACCCATAAGGATCTTTAGAAGACACCCGAAGGCTATAGTCGTTCGCCCGCAAACGAGCCACCTGCCCACGATCCGACGTCGTATACATGGACACATCGCATTTCCAGTCCCAGCTCAGAGCGACAATCTCATCATTCCCCACGACACCAAACTGTCCGGCACGATACTTCGCACCACGAAAAGAAATATAATCGTCAGTGCACTCCAAGACCAGATTATTATTGTAATAACCCTTCAGGCCCTTATCGTCAATCCGCAGAGACGCCCCACCAGGAGCCCAAATCGATATGAAACTACTGGCAAACTCCATGTTTGCCGCCTTCGTCGTCCACGACGGAGCCCAAAGCTGAATCGACGGCGTCCCATCAGCCCGCTCCCGAATCGTAATAGTCCCAGGAACCCTATAGTCAGTCCCCGTTTTACGATTAAAAAGCAGCCCAACACCCATCTTGGTGCCATCCGGATCAACATCCTTGCCGCCATTTACTGTGACGTCCTGGAAAAAGCAGTTCGACCAACTGTCGCTAATGCCCACAGAACCATCAATACGGACGTGCCCCTTGTTAGACACGGAGAGCGTGTTCTTATTGCCCTCATCCCACACATCCATACCCTGAGTATTAATCAGGATACGCGGCGTAGACCCCTGAGGACCCGTCTGGAATGTAGCCCCGGTAATCACCATCCCATCAATAGCGCCAGCCCGCACCTCGTCGGCGACCACCGTATGGGCCTCAATCATGTTCGCCTTGATCTTAGCGAACTCACCTTCCTCCGCGGTGATGACGCGAGTCCAAATCTTCTGGATGATCGCCTCATTGATGAACGCGGTACTCTTCACCGTCAGCTGGTCAGTGCTGATGTTCAGGAACCGCTGAATGCCCTTAGCGGCATCCACGGCCGCCTTAACATCCTGAACCGCGGCAGAAGTGTCCTCCTCCCACTCCCAGCCAAAGCGGCCGTGGACGAGAGTCGCATCCGGGGCACTGTAGTTAAGATTCGGCTTAGTGTCAGGCCCCGGATACTCCTGGGGGCCCGGCCACGGAAGATACTCAGTCCTCTTAACAGCCATCACGCCGCCCTAATAATATAGTTCACCACCACATACGGGGGCAGATTGTTGTGAGGATTACCCCCGCCAGTGGGCCCAGCAATCAGCTCATCAAGCTGGCCAGTATCACTACCAGACGGCACCTTCCAGCCACTACCAGAACCAACATTCGAGTTCCACACAGCCACGCCAGTCTTCCATGTCGCACCCTTTGAAATGACCTTGTGCACGTGCGATGGCATCTCGCCCTCAGTCAACGTGTGCGTGCGCTCACCGCCACGAGCACCCACGGCCCCAAGCTGCGCGTCCCCGTTCTTCACGCCGATAGGCATCCGCTCAGACATATCCGGGATGCTGAACGTCACCGACGACGGGGCACCATACGTCGTACCAATAGCCTCAAACAGCTTCGGATACACCGAACGAGCGAGCGACCGGCCATCACACTTCAGCCAGCCAGTAGGAATATTATTCCCAGCGAACGGCAGTATCACACCAGCCGGCATCGCAGACAGGGCCGCCTCCGCCGTGTTAGTCGCCTGAACGATCCCGTTCTCGATAGCGTTCAGGTGCTTCGCCAGGATAGGGGTATCCCCGTCCGGGTAGTCTTTCCAGTCATCATGAGTCTTCTTATAAGGCATTACGGCGTATTCTCCCAACGTCCAGCATCGCGGTTATAAGTCAGTCTACCCCGCTTCTTACAGCGGAAAATTCTGCCATCCGGAGACACCCACAGTGTCCTACCCGGCACCCCCTCCCCAGGCGGCCCAACCCAATACGAAGGATCAGCAACATCATCCGACCGCCCCATCTGAGCAAACATCTTCAGAAGCTCATCCTTCGTAGCCTTAGACAGCGCATCACCCTTCTTCAAGGCCTCACTGACCTGATCCCGGATAACCTCCGGATCCACACCAGCCTGAGACAGGCTAATCGGGGCCGCCCGACCCCAAGCCGACTCGTTACCAGCCTGATCCACAGCCTTCAACGCCACAGACAACGGCGTATTCAACGGCAGATCAGGGATAATGCACTGGCCGCCTTTCCTTGCCGGCAGGCTCCCCTTCTGCACGAACGCGGCAGGCGTAGGCGCCAGGCCGTAGATGCCCACGTTCAGGTAGGACACGTCAGCCGGCATGCTGGCGCCCGCCTTCGTCCGCCCATCCCACGTCACCGTCAACACGCCCTGCCTCTGCCCCAAAGTAGGAGCAGACGGGTCCGGAGGCGGCTCCGTATCCGTCGGCATCTTCACATAGAAATAATCCGACCAATCCGAGTAAACCCCATCCGAGGACTCCGCATACACATGGAACCGGTACTGCACACCCGGGTCCAGGTTCGGGTAATCCATCGCATTACTGGCGGAGCTGATGTGCCACAGGCCCTGCCAATACGACCCACCCTTCGGCAGATGCACCTCATACTCCGCCTGAGCCACATAGCGGGCGATCGTTATCTCCACGCCACGATCATCAGTCGTCACCGGGGCCCACGTCAGGCGAGCAGCAGACCAGTAGCCCTTACCATTCTCGTACGGGAGGACAACACCCGCACCAACACCACCCTCAGGCTTCTTCGGCTTCCGCCTGTCCGCAGGCTTATTCGGCCGCACACCCGACCCAGACGTCGCCGACAAGCCAGCAATACCCTTAGTCTTCTTCGCCAGACGCGTCAAATAATCATCCAGGAGAGACCCGAACGTCACATGCCCTGACACACCATTAGCGTTCATGGTCACGGACACCTGTTGGACGCGCATCCACTCGCGGCCATCAGACCGCTCAACCCACATCCAGTCGCCCTGCTCGTAATGCTTCCACGGCAGCAGCAGGGCAGTCGTCTGAACCCACTCCCGCTTCACGGACTGCTCAGGGTGCGCCCCAGACTTCAGAGTCCGCTGAGCCACGATCTTCGCGGTCTCTTCCTTCTCCACACCACCAGCCGAGACCGTCTTCTCCATGCGGCGCAGGTCAGCGGGCGCCTCCGTGTTGTGGAAATGCCAGACCTTCGCCCCCTCACCGGTCACGAGGACGTCAGTGCACATGTCCTGCCACGTCTTCGTCTCACCGGCCGCCATAGCCCCAGGCAGGCGCCATATCAGATTGTTCCGCGACCTCGACAGCACCGTGTTCGGGTTATAGATCGAGAGCTCCCGGCCCTCCCAACGGTAATCCAGGATGCCGAGGTCCCACATGGACTTAACGACTTGCCACAGGTCAATCGACGGGTCGTAGGCGATCGTCATGATGCTCGCCCATTTAGCGCCCGCCGCATCCACGGCGTCAGTGCCGCGCAGGTCCATGACCTGGCCCCAGCCGCGCGCCTTCGCAGCATTCCACACAGACGACACGATCGCACCCGGCGTGACAGACAAGAAATTCCATTTCCCGTCCTTGTCGGACCCGCCCTTAGGGGCCTGCCACACGAGGGCGTGCTGACAGTACTCGCTGATGTGCACGCACTCGATCCGGCGAACATCAGAGCCGTCATCCACAAGGTCACGCTCGATCTTCACCGTGATAAACCTGGCGTCACTGGCCTCATACCAGGTCTCCCCGTTATCGGGGGTCCACTCCACCGCGAGCTCAACCTCGCCGTCCAGCCACTCAGCGTGCACGCCAGTAGACGGGTACGACGCCGTCAACGTGGGCATCTCACCCACCGGCACCGTCACCGTCATCTCCATGACATCCTTCAGGACACCAAGGCGCGGCCCCATCGGCCGGTAAGCAGCAAGCTGCATGCCCCAGTCGCGGTAGTCCGTCATCAGTAGTGCCTCCGGAACTTCACCCTCGCGTTCGCGTTCACGCCCTCAGTCCTCACCCGGAAATTACCCAAAGCGTCCGGGGTGAACGACCAGCCACCAGGCGGCACACTCAAATCCGCGCCAACATCCGGCCCCGTAGCAGCCCACCACGTAGAACCCAGATGCACCGTATAGTCATAACAGTTGATCACCATATGGTACGTATCCGGCGGAAGCACACCATTCCACGACAAGGAGAGCCCAGACGCCACGTCAGTGATCTTCATGATCCGGGAAGGCGTCTCAATATCAATCACGGCATCATTGATAGGCAGAGCCGAACCCACCATGAGGCCAAGGTTCTTCAGATCGGCCTCTGACTCGTACTCGTCACGCCAAAAACCCTCCACCCCCTCGAACACAAGCGTCGTCTCGATCATGTTCTCGAAGTAGTGGAACACCGGATCCACACTCGACGACAGGCGCACCAAGGCCTCTTTAGCGGTCCCGCCGGGTGGACGGTGCTGCATCTTCACGAGGCGCCCCAGCTGGCGCACAGACCTGATCAGCGCCCACCAATTCCGGTCCAAGCCGCCACGCCCCTGCCCAGAATCCTGGACAACCATCTTCACCGTCACCTGGAACGGCTCCACAGCAACCGGCGCCAGAGGCATCACACCAGACCTGAGAGGCACCACGGTACTAATATTCCGGGGCGACCCAAGAGTAGGCAGAAGCGTCTCAGACGTCACGAACCAGCGGCCCGCAGGATCATCCAACGGCACACCATTCAGGTAGTACTCAGAAGCCATCGCCCCTCCTATAGGCCCTCACCACGGCCACCACAGCCAGAATGACGCCAACCACAATCAGTGCTCCCACAAGGATGGCGATCAGGCGAACACCGGCTGCGCGTAAGTGCGCCGGAACCGGATCTTCGGGTTCGCCGTATCCTTGTACCCCTTAGAGACCAGGTTGAACTTGCCCTCCGCGTTCGGGATAAGGTGGAACCCGCGCGGGTCAACAAACAGGCCATTGTCAAGGTCAACGCCGGTATCAGCGAACCAGTCAGTGCCGCGCTTCATCCGCCTATGCGTCGGGTCAAGCAGGACATGGTCCCCGGTGCTGCCGTTAGGGATAATGCCCCGCACCCAAGACCCGGTCACCGCACAGGAGATCTCAACCCAATCCCTGGGGAACGGCACACTGAAGGACACGTCCTTAGCGGGGAAGTGAGACCCAGTGAACCCGGGAAGCCAACGGAACTCAGTCTCATTCAGGACAGTATCCTCCCAAACACCGATCGCCTCCCAGGTCACACCAACCTGGACAACACCATCACCGTTCTTAATCGGGTCAGACACGGACAGCACCTTGAACAAGCAACGCGTAGCGGGCTTGTTAGACTCTTTCGCAGGCCGGACCTCCAGCCAGGCCGCGTATGGCAGCGACTCCAGCCACCGCCGGAAAGCCCAAATATCCCTGATCGTGTACGCCTGCCACAGGGTAGCCGCCTGGCCACCCACCGTGCTCATGCCCTGAGACCAGAACGTCCCCGGCGTGGCGGCGGCAGAAATCAGTGTCCCGGTAGGCGGAGTATAGATCTCTTCCCGCACCCACCAGCGCGCATCTAGGTCGTCCGCTTTGACGCCGTTCACCCAGTAGTTCGATGGCATTATCGTTCACACCTTTCACAGACTCGCGGCAAGGCGGATACCGGAAGCCACCTTATCGCGCACAGAAGAATCTGGCTCCTGCACAGGATTATACTGGTTGATCGTCACAGACGGGCCGGCATTACGGGCAAAGTCACCGCCGGCGGGGGCCTCATTATCCACCGCCAAAGACGGCAGGCGCCCAGTCAAACCACGCAGAGACCGCTTCACAGACGGCGTCTCCTGCTCAATACCCGACACAAACCCCCGGATAATCATCCGACCCGCCGGCTTCAACAGCTTACGGTCAACCGGGGCCGGACCCTTCCACCTCGGGATCATCCTCGTGACACTACTCAGGATGCTCCGCAGCCGCCCAATCGCCCGCTGCACACCACTAATCAAACCACTGATGATGCTCTGACCAGCACTGACAAGCCAATTGCCAGCACCAGCAAAGATACTACGAATACTGTTAGGAATATTCCGGAAGAACCCTACGACCGAGGCCGCCGCCGACCGGGTGGTATTGACGGCGCCGTTCCACATGTTATAGAACCACGTCGTCACAAACTGGGCGATCAAGGTAACGATAGTGCTGATAGACGTGTACATCACCGTGAAGAAGCCCAGGATCACGTGCACCGCCCCTGAGACAACCCCAGAGATAATCGTCCAGACACCAGAGAAGGCCTGCTTCACGCCCTCCCACATCTGAGACCAGTCACCCTTCATGAACCCAATGAAGATGTTCAGAAGACCCATGATAATATCCAGGACCCCACTCACCGTGCTGGAGAGCGCCTGCCATACACCAATGAAGATCTCCTTGACGCCGAACCACATGAGTTCCCAAAGAGGCTGGAACCACTGAATGAACGCGTCAAGCGACTGCATCAGGGGCATCCCGTAGGTGGTCCACGCCTCACTGAACAGCTGCCAGACCTGTTGGATCTTCGGCCACCACTCGTTGACGAAGTACTCTTGGACAACCTGGAACGCCGCGGTAACCTCAGTCCACGCCGCCGTGACGGTCGTCCGGAACGTCTCACTGTTCTGCCACAGCAGCACGAAAATCGCAATCAGGGCAGCGATAGCCGCCACAACAAGGCCGATGGGGGACAGCAGGAACGAGATCGCCGACCCGATGCCCTGGATCGCGGTCACTAGGCCAGTAATCGTGGAAACGATCGGCCCGAGCACCTGCATGCCAACGAACGCGGCCACCAGCAGGTTCACGAGCTGGGGAGACTCCGCAAGCTTGTTGATCATCGGAATCAAGAACTGGTCAACGAACTTCGCAACATACGGGGCAACCTTCTCGATCGCGCCCGCAAGGCTCGTCCCCATCGCCGTCACAAGCGGCCCCAAAGCATCCAGCAGGCGCACCAGGATCGGCCCCAAGTGCTCGAACGCGGCCCCCAGGACCTTACCGACGGTCTCAGCGACACGGCCACCCAGGGTGAGGATCGCGGCCAGCACATGGCTGACCTGCGGAGCACGGTCCGTGAGCGACTGTAGGCCATTCTGGAGGCCCTGGAAGAACAGCTTCGCACCATGGCCCAGGGCCGCATTCCCGAGGACCGCAGTGAGCCCCTGGAACGCGATACCAGCAGCCGTAGCAGCCTCCGGCAACGCCACCTTCAAGTTCGTGGCGATACCCAGAATCTGGGGGCCCGTGTCCTTCGCCTTCGCCATGAAATTATCCATGGAATCAGCCGCGGCACCGAAGATCGACTTCAGAATATTCTGCCCGGTCACGCCCTTCAGGGCCTTATCGATCGCGTCAATGTTCTTCTCGACCCGGGCGAGTGTGTACCCGCCAGCCTCCGCGGCCTTGAAAATACTGCCGATGATGGAGGCGAGGTCCTTCATGATGCCCCACGACCGCTTCGCCGCGTACGCACCACGCAGGATCGCCTTATCGATACTCCCGTCCCCGGCGGCCTTCTCAGCCCACGCAGCAAACTTCTCACCGAGATGCGTGAACCAGTCGCCCAACTGGGGTAGGTAGCGGGACCCGACCTCACCAATCGTGAGGATACCCTGCGTGAACCCAGTGAAGCCGCCGGTCGCACGCCTAGCGCCCTCAGTCGTATTCTGCAAGGACCGCTCAAGCTTCGGCAGATGCTGACGGGTGACCTCCGCCATGCCGGCGATCCAGCCGCCCTGCACCTCAGCGAGATCACCCAGCTCACGGTGCAGCATAGGGAGAGCCTCTGACGCCAGCGCACGCACGCTACCGGCAGCACGGTCCCAGAAACGGTTACCGATCGTCTCCTGCAAGTGCCCGAAGTCCTCTACCACATCCTGGATGTGATCCTTAGCCGTAGACAAGGCAGTAAACAGGACACCAGCAGACGTAGCCATCCCAAGGAAGATGCCCGGCAGAGCCAAGCCAGCGGGGGCGATAGAGGCCAACCCTTTAGCGAGGGCGAGTACGTTGCCGGCGGCACCGACCATGGCGGCACCCATAGCAGCAGCAGCCGCGGCCGTGGTACCCATCGTGAGGGCGGTCTTATCGAGGTTCTTGATGACGTCCTTCAAAGACCGGCCCCAGTCCGTCAGGGCCCTACCACCAGACAGGCGACCAATATACTCCTCGACCTTCGCGAAGGCCGCATGATCAACGACTGCCTGGATATTCACCTTCCTGGGGCGAGTCAGCCACGCAAGCTTCGCAGACGCCTTCCCCGTATCCGCATCCGCATTGACGGTGACCTTCTTGTCATCCGCAAGCTTCCTGATCTTCCGCTTCGTCTGCTCATAAGAGCTCTTATCCACGTCGGTCTTAACGCCGATGCGCTCCTCAAAACGTTTTTGCAGCGCCTTGTGAATCTTGTCCAGCGAAGCCTTATCGACAACCGGGTCAATCGCCTGAGTGACTGCGGTCATATCCCTGAGTTGGAGGCGGATGCGAGTCAGCCCCGGCTCATCCAGGCGCGGCACGATCTTCGTGCTCGCATCCTGGCGGCGAATCTGCTCCTTCACCCGCCGCATAGACAGCTGGTCCAGCTCAGGAGACACCTTAGTAGACGCGCCAGCACGCTGAAGGGCGGCACGATACTGGCGGACGGCCAGATCGTCCACACGAGGGGCTACGCGCGCATCCTTGACAGAGTCATTCACGCGCCGCTTCGTCTCAGCGACAGACTTGTTGTCAACCTTGAGCTTAGCGTTTACGGTGGCCTTCAAGCCCTCAATGCGCTTTTGCAGACGCACCACGGACTGTTCGTCCAGGCGCAGTTTCACCGATATGGTCGGCTTCGCCCTCCGCAGGCGACGCTCTAGATCGATAATCTCCCGCTCATCAAGCTCCAGGCCAACGGGGATCTCAAGGTCGAGCTCGTGGCGTATCTTGCGGAGCTTCTGCCTCAGTTCCTTCGCGAACCCGGTAAGGTCCGGGGCGACCTTGACCGCAAGCTTACCGACTATACCCTTAGGCATACGCCACACCGCCCATTCTTAACATCACCCTATAGACCCAAGCATAGCAGCCATGCCCATCTCATCAGACGACGAAACCGCCTCCTTACTCCCGGGAGGCTCAGGGCGAGCCGCATACTCAGCACGACGCAGACGAGCCTGCTGCTGAGCAGTCGCCTTCATCGTCAACGTGCCAATATCAGCCAAATCCGCGCGCTGACGCTCAGCATGACTCCACCCAAGCCATTCCTCACCACCAAGCAAGGTGCGGGCACGCCACATAGACCCGGGCTCATACGGCAGCCTGGCGACAAGAGCTTCTATCAGAGAAATCCGGAGCTGACAGCCCCTCGCATCTACACCATAAAGGGCGTAGAGATCGCCGTCAGCATCCGGATTCTCGTCAAGAAATTTCTTCAGCTCTCGTCGCCGAGCAATTCCCCCACCCAGGCACCAACCAGCTCAATCACAGCAGTCAACCCATGGGAGCGGTAGAACTCGATGTACGCCTTCTCGTCCGTGAGGAATCCGTCTTCCAGAAGCTCTACGACGTTGGTGAGCTCGCTCATGCTCAGGTTGTCAACGTCTTCCATATTGATCGCCTCGAAGAGGCGCATAGCCTGAGACGGCTTCAGGTCACGGGGGTGAATCAGCACCTCGTGACCGGGCACGTCCTCGAGCGCCACGTCCTGAGGCTCCGCTGTCTTCTTCTCGTCTTTCGCCATTGTTCTGTGCTCCATTTATCTGGTGCGCCCCCAATTGTGGTGTGATGCCTGGCGTGGGCGGCGGGAGCACACCACAAGAGGCACCACCCACGCCAGGAGACTAGAAGAGGTCAGGCCACAGTCAGCTTCGTAGCAGAGTCTGCCTTGCCCTTGCCGTTGATAACACTGATCACGTGCTGGCCAGCAGACACGGTCGGGACCTTCACCGTCAGGACAGTCGCAGAACGCTTCGTGAACGACGCGGCAGCGGCGCCAACCGTAACGCGACGCACACCGTCGAAGTTGGTGCCCGTCACGGTCACAGTGTCGCCAACCTTCGCGTTAACGGGCTTGATCTCGGTGATCGTCGGCACAGCAGTCGCCTTGCCGGTAACCTCGCGGGCGCGCAGGTAGTGGACGCTTGTCTTACCAGACGGAGGGGTCAGAAGAACACCCTTCATCTTGACCTCAGTGAAGTTCTCCTTGTCCAGGGTAGGCATGTCACCGGACAGGTTCACCTTCCGCAGGAGAATACCGGAGACAAGCTGACCCTCCACGATCACAATCAGGATCGCACGGTCCGTAGAACCGGACAGGACCAGGTCGTAGCCGTCCGTCTCCTCCACGTAGGTAGAGCCGGGGAAAGCCGTCTGGATCGTGTCATCACTGAAGGACACAGAGTTGATAGTGACGTTCGTGGTCTTCGACGCACGCGTAGAGCGAGCATTCTTACGGTCCCACGTGTCCTTAGTAGACGCGTCACCGCCGTCAGTCTCGAACTCGATCAGGTTCTCGCTGGAGGTGTCGCCAATCCACTTCCAGCCCTGAGCCTCCAGAGTCGTGCCGTCCCCGAACTCGTAAGCCCACAGGTCAGGGGCGGCGGTGTCAACGTCACCAACGTAGACGTGGCCCATGCCCGCAATCTGGATTTCCTTATCAGCATTTGCAGTGTTTGCCATGCTCATCCTTCCTTTTGAATCTTGGAGCGGGCCACGATAATGCCGCTCACCCTGAACTCAGCATAGTCCGCAGTGTTGGACTGCAGGCCGCCGAGAGTAGGCCCAGAAAGCTCCAGGTTGGCTATCCACCCGCCCGCGACCGGTTTACCGTCCCGCCACAGGCGGTTCAGGCCAGCCATGAGAGCAGTAGCCATCTCCTCGACCTTGTCCATGCTCTCGTCGGTCACATACCATGTGACGCGCATCTTCAGGCCAGCGAACATGGGGCCGTTCTCCAGGGTGGACGTGGAGATGACCTGACAGACCAGGATTGGCCCCATATGGTTATCGACGTCAGCCCTGGTCTCTACCTCTGCCTCTGACAGGACGAGAGCCCCACCGTGCACAACCTGCCTAGTGGCGTCCACAATGAACGTCTGGGGCAGGAGTGGGGGGTGCTCTTCATAGATGGCCATCAGAAACCACCGTGCCTAGCGACCACGGACCGGAACGCGTTAATGCCCCGCACCCACTTGCGTCCCGCACGGCCGGCACGTCCCTGGAAGTGCCCGAATTCCGTGTGCCACGAGTAGGACACTGAATTGACCTCAACGTGGTAGTCTGTGCGCCCTTTGAACACGCGCACGGAGGAGGCGAGCTTGCCTGTACGCACGTGCTTCGCCAACTGGGCGGCCACCTCAGCCGCAACACGGGCCGCGGCAGCCTTGAACTCAGGCTGCTTAGAAGCCTCCTCAGCGATCAGCTTACGCACAGCCTTATTGTCATAGACGACGATATCACCGGGCATGGCTACTTGACCTCCCCGCGCATCAGGTCCACGCGCACGGTGAAGTGCGCGACCATGGGGGAAGCCCCGAAGTAGCCCGGGTCGCCAGTCTGCTGGTACGTGTAGTCCAGGGACGCGGCAGGCCCCTCTAGAATCTTCACGGTCGAGTGAGGCCCGCCAGGCCAACGTCCGGCGCCCATGATGACTAGCGTGGTCTCGTCCACAAGACTCTTCTCAGGGTTCCGCTTCTCGGTAGCACTCTGCGCACTGCCAGATGCCGGCTCAACCAGGACACCAGAGACGACATGCTTCCCCGTGGGCTCATACTTGCGGCCCGTACGGCCCTCCACGGCACGGTACGTGGTGACCTCTACCCGGTGTGGCCCATTCTCCAGGATGCGGCCTCTACGCGGCTTATACGCCTTCACCAGTACCCCCACGGGCTAACCCCACACAGGTCACTGGGAGGTGGGTCAGGCGGGCTATGAGGGGCCACAGAAGCCGACCAAGATCCGCCGTTGTCGCCGCGCCGGTTCGCAAGATAGCCATCGCCAGAGAACTGGAGAGCCGACCAACCCCCAGGGTGATCACGGAGCATAGCCCACTCAGCCGGACGGAGCTCCAAGAGACCAGAAGCGATCGCCGCATTCACCGAATACGTGTACGTACCCTCGGTCTCATACTTCATCACCCCGCCGGCAGGGGCGCGCAGGACTCGGCATACAGCCTCGGCCTCGACACGCTTCAGGACCGTCTCATACGGCTTGCGCACCTTAGCCTTGTCCAACACGTCGGGGATGGCGAGGAGGATAGTCGCCTCAACATACTCAAGCATGCCCTCCACGTAGGGGGCCTCATCGGCGACATCGATACTCCTCATGAGAGCCTGCTCAACGTCCGCCACGCTTGCGACTGTCACACTATCCTCCTCACCATCACCTCAGGGACCGCGCCATAGACCGTGTCAGGCCTTCTTCTTGAAGACAGCGAAGGCCTTCGGGTCGCGGATAGCCCAACCGAAGGTGGCCTCGGCGAGGAACGCGATCATGTTGGTGCGGAACAGCTCCAGGCCGAACGCGTACTCAGACGCCTGGCGCATCTCGATGTCAGCGACGTTACCGATGACCAGGTTGTCCTTGAAAGAGCCAGCAACCATGACGGCGCTGGTCTCCTCAACCTTGGCCTTCTCATAGCCGCCCACGGCGTTGCTGAAGTGGATCGGGAGGCCGAGGAACTGGCCAACCGGGTCAGCAAGGTTGGTGGAGGCCTGGTAGATCGGGCGGCCCTGAGTGTCGGTCACACCGAGGATCTTGGTGCGAATGTTCTTGCGGGCGAGGAACGCGTCAACGGTAAAGTCGTCGTTAGCGGCCTCAACGGCGTCAACACCCTCCAGGACAGCGTCGAGAATGCCGGAGCCCTTAGCGGCAGCAGCATAGTCAATGTCAACCAGGTTGGCGTTAGCGCTGATGATCGGAGTCTGGCCGGCGAGGACGGTGCCGGCGAGGGCATCCTTGCCGTGGAGGATAGCGTTGTCCATGGCGCGGGCGATGGACTCGGACAGCTTCTTCTGCAGGCTCAGGTAGGCCATGACGGGGCTACGGCGGACGACCTCCTCGGAGAGGACGACACCGGCCGCGACCTTGATGGGCTTGATGGTCTTCGTGGTGAACGAGACCTCGACGGCGGGCTTGTCACCACCCTCGGCGACGACGCCGGCGGGCGGCCGGGCCGCCGGGGGGGTGGGGGCGGCGAGAACATGGGCGACGCCCTGAACTACCTTGAGGAAGGCATGCCCTGCGAGGTCGTCATGTACAACGGCCGCGCCATCTCGGTGGAACTGCCCACCACGCTGGTGCGTGAAGTGGAATACACCGAACCCGCCGTGCGCGGCGACACCTCCGGCAAGGTGCTCAAGCCTGCCCGCATCAAGCCCACTGGCTTCGAGGTGCAGGTGCCCGCCTTCGTCGAGACCGGCGACAAGATCGAGATCGACACCCGCAACGGCGAATACCGCAGCCGCGTGAAGTAAGCCTTCCGGCCTTCACGGCAAAAAGCCCCGGAACTGGACAACCAGCCGGGGCTTTTTCTTTTGCAGCTT